AAGCTGGGTAGAAACCCTGTCTTCTGCTGAAGAAGGACTAAATGGGATACCACTGTGTCCATTTGCCAAACAAGCATGGCATAAAGGACAAGTGGATGTCCAAATAGACCAAGATCTCTGGGATCTTGTTTGTCGTGAAATAGAAAAATTTGATGGTGCACACAAGGTTGTGATGTGTGTACAAGAGGAGCCAGAGCAGAACTACTTTGAACTTGAAGCAGGCTGCAACGCGCTAAATCGGTGGCTCTCATACAAAGGTAAAGATCTTTGGTTATTGTCGTATCAAGAAGACAGGGCCATTGTGTTTATACAGACATTATCTGATTTAGATGATGCTGCGGACACACTCCATAAGTTGGGGTACTATGAACTGTATGATCTTGACGATTATGATCGTCTTGTAAAACAACGGAGCGAACTCCGAAGGAGATTAAAATGCCTGGAATGATGCGTGGAAAGAAAGCCCCAAAGATGGTCAAAAAGGCTCGTGGCGGCATGGTTAAGAAAATGCGTGGCGGCATGGTTAAGAAAATGCGTGGCGGCATGGTCAAAAAGAAGAAGTAAATGGCAACTTCAGGATCAAGAGACTTTGATCTTGACGTAGCAGACATCATCGAAGAAGCCTATGAAAGATGCGGGCTTGAAGTTCGCACCGGCTATGATGCAAAAACTGCGCGTCGATCACTTAACATCATGTTCTCCGAATGGGCGAACCGTGGGGTGAATCTATGGACGGTGAAACAAGCTACTCTTACCCTGACCTCTGGTACGGCGACTTACAGTTCGGCGAATGGCCTAGCTTCGCCCATGAACGATATTTTAGAAGTGGCTATCCGGCGAAGTGGTACGGATTACGAGGTGGATCGGATCAGTCGGGGCGAATATCTGAATGTCCCGAACAAGTCGACAACTGGCAGACCTTCACAATTCTATTTTAACCGGCAGACAAGCCCTGAAATTTCTCTTTGGCCGACGCCAGAAAACAGCACCGATCAGCTAGTGTATTACTACATTACTCGAATCGAAGATGCGGATACTTTACAGAACACTACAGATGTCCCGTATCGGTTTATTCCATGCATGGTTGCTGGTCTTGCTTACTATCTGTCGATTAAGAAAGCTCCGGAGCGAGTTCAATTGTTGAAAGCGGTGTATGAGGAAGAGTTCCAGCGAGCTGCCGACGAAGACGAAGATCGTGTGTCTTTAAAGCTACAACCAGATATCCAGTACATTAGGTTCTGACATGGGGCGATACGCGGCAGGGAATAAGGCTTACGGAATTTCAGATCGCTCTGGGTTCCGTTATCGCTTGCGCGATATGAAGAAAGAATGGAACGGTTTGCTTGTTGGCCCGGATGAATTTGAGCCAAAGCACCCACAGCTAGAAGCACCGAATGTTGGTGCAGATCCGCAGGCTTTGCGAGACCCCAGGCCTGATCAGCCGGAAACCTTAAAGGTCTATTTATATACGGACCAGGTAGGATTACCTGAAGAAGGACCTCGTGCGGTAGGTCGTGTTGGAACAGTTACGGTATCTACATCATGAGCTATACATTTAGTGAGCTGAAGACAGCGATTCAAGATTATTGCGAAAATCAAGAAACCACCTTCGTAAACAACTTGAATACATTTATTGAATCTGCGGAAGAGCGTATCTTTCAGAGTGTTGGTCTGACGTATTTCCGCCGTAATCAAACAGCTACTTTGACGTCATCAAATCAATATCTCAACATGCCGTCAGACTTCTTAGCACCTTTTTCTCTATCAATTACGGTTAGTAATAACAAAAAGTTCTTAGAGTTTAAGGACGTGAACTATTTACAAGAGTATTCGCCTGACGCTTCGCAAACTGCCGAGCCAAGATATTATGCGTCGTTTGATTCAGAAAACTTTTTAATTGCTCCTACACCAGACTCTGGATATGCCGTCGAGCTTCATTACTATTACAGACCAGCCAGCTTGACTGCTGGAGCCGAAAGCGGAACAACTTGGTTGTCCACCAACGCGCCACAGGCCATGTTGTATGGATCATTAATTGCTGCGTACACTTTTATGAAGGGCGAGTCAGACGTGTTACAAAACTACAACTCACAGTTTGTAGAAGCTGTAGGCCGACTGAAGAACCTCGGTGAGGCCAGAGAAACTTCTGACGCTTATCGGGAAGGTCTTGTTAGGAGACAGAAAACTTGATTACTACAGAAGCTTTAAAATTTGATGTTCCAGAAGACCAGTCTCTGGTTAAAATTCATACGACGGATCACCGGGGTTTTACTCCGGAAGAAGTCGCAGAGCGATGTGTAGACCGATTGATTAGCGTAGCTGATACAACGGATCCTGCATTAAGAGATCAGGCGCGAGCATACAAAAAGCAAGCGCATCAACTGATTGCATACTATATGCGCGAAGCGATTCGTTCAGATCGCACAACCATATATAATGCGTTAATGGATGCTGGTCATCCAAAATTAGCTGAAGCCATAAGGAGGCTGTAATGGCAATTACTCAAGCAATGTGCACTAGCTTCAAGCAGGAACTGCTTGAGGGTAAGCACGATTTTCGTACATCAGGTCACACGTTCAAGATTGCGTTGTTTACATCATCTGCAACATTGGGCGCGTCAACTACTGACTATTCAACTACCAACGAGGTTTCTGGAACAGGATACACCGCGGGCGGTCAGGCTTTGACAAACGTAGACCCAACGACTTCGTCAACGACAGCCTTCACGGACTTTTCGGACGAGACGTTTACAACAGCAACAATCACAGCAAACGGCGCGTTGATTTACAACACGACAACTGCTGGTGGATCAGGCACAACTGATGCGGTAATCGTTCTTGCTTTTGGTGGCGATAAAACATCAACTGCCGGTGACTTCACTATTCAGTTCCCAACTGCTGACGCCTCAAACGCGATCATTCGTATCGCATAAGGCATTTTAGATGGCGAACATAGCCGGTTGGGGTCGTGGCGCGTGGGACGAAGGCTCTTGGGGCCAGCCCACGCCCATTGCAGTCACTGGTGAGTCCGCCACCGGTGCGGTAGGGTCTGTCTCTCTATCGCTCGAAGTCAATATTCCAGAAACAGGACTACAGACCGTTTCGTCTGTAGGTTCTGTTACGGTTACGGCGGCGGCGAACTCGGCGGTCACTGGTGAGTCAGTCACTGGTTCTACAGATGATGTTACGGTTACGGGCATCGCCAACGTTACAGTCTCCGGATCAGAGGTCACTGTCTCTGACGGCACTGTTACTCCAATCGCTGAAGCCAATGTCTCTGTTACCGGCGAAGAAGCCGAGGGATTGGATCAAAACGTTGTATCGATTGTTGGCGAGGCCAACTTTAGCGTCACAGGCTCGGATGCAACTGGTGAGGTTGGCGACGAAGACGTTGCGGTTACGGTAGACGTTGCGGTTACTGGTGAAGCTGGTACATACAGTGGAACTGTCAACCCAACCATTACCGGCGATGCTAACGTTCCAGAAACCGGACTGTTCGGTACAGGCGGTACAGGAAACGTCACGGTTGCGGCAAACGCCACGGCTCAAGTTATTTCTGATGAGATCGACGGACTGGTTCCAGACGGGGTCATCAGTGTCGGTATTACCATCTCGTTTGAACTGACTGGTTCTGAGATGACCTTAGACGTGGGTAGCGTCACACCGAAGGCAGATGCTATTATCACAATTACCGACGGATTTGAATTGGCGTCAAGCGTTGGAGATGTGTTTGTCTGGGGACAAATTGACCCAAGTCAAACACCGAACTGGACCGGAATAACTCCATCTCAAACACCGGGATGGTCGGATGTAACCCCTTCTCAGTCTCCAAACTGGGAAGACATAGCGGCGTAGGAGAGATAAATGCCTAGTACCTATACGAGCCGAACCGGTATTGAGCTTATCGCAACGGGCGAACAATCCGGAACCTGGGGCAATACTACTAACACCAACTTACAGATTGTTGACCGAGCACTAAACGGCGTCGGCGATATCACACTGTCTGGTACAACACACACGCTGACAACGACAGACGGTACGTTGACCGACGGTATGTACAAGTTGTTGGTACTTGGCGGAAGTCCTTCTGGCACAAACACCATCACCATCTCTCCAAACGACCAAGAAAAGATTTACCTCGTCTACAACAACTCTGGAGAATCAGCAATTTTCAGTCAGGGATCTGGTGCAAATGTCACAGTACCTAACGGCGAAACTAAAATTATTTATGCGGACGGCGCAGGAGCCTCTGCCGCAGTTACCGATTTCACGGGTTTGCTAAAGATTGCATCTACCAAAGTGACCGGCCTTGGCACAGCGGCCACGCAGGATGTCGGTACAAGCGCGAATAACGTCGTACAATTAAATGGGTCTGCTCAGTTACCTGCGGTGGATGGATCAAACTTAACAGGAATTGCGACAGCAGGTTTCTCAGTCGCGATGGCAATTGCACTATAGGTGAAATATGGCACAGGACTTTGAACGTAACATTGCTCGCGAGATTGGCACATCAGCCACGACACTTCGCACGGCGGACTCGGACGATGCGCTTGTAGGCATCAGCCTGTCCAACATCGTTGCGACACAGATTTTGGTTGATGTATACATTACTTCAAGCGCGAACGACTACTATCTTGGCAAGGACATACCGATTCCAGCAGGCTCAAGCCTTCAGTTACTGGACGGTGGTGCGAAGATCGTGATGCAGACTGGAGACGCCTTGAAGGTGGTTTCTGACACAGCATCAAGTTTGGACGCTTGGATTTCGGTCGTAGACTCGATCAGTACATAAGGTGACGTATGTCTTATTTAGGTAACAGACCCGGATTCCAGTACCAAGACGTAACCAAAGACTCATTCTCTGGTGACGGCTCGACTACGGACTTCACGCTCACGAAGAACACAACTGGCTTGGACTGCGAAGTATTCGTTGAGAATGTGCAGCAGGAACCAACCACTGCCTACAGCATTGCAGGTAAGACTCTTAGCTTCACAGCCGCACCGCCATCAGGCACAGACAACATCTATGTCCTAATCCGTGGCAAGGCAACCGTGAAGACCAACACTGCTGACAGATTTAAGGCAGTTCTGTTTGAGAACCCGCGCACCATTACTGACGACATCACGCTGACCAGTGGCTACAACGCTACGATTGCAGGACCAGTGACTGTGTCGTCTGGTGTGACATTGGGTGTTCCTACTAACTCTAGATTGGTGATTGTGTAATGGCTGTAACGATAGATGGAACAACGGGTGTCAGTCTTGTACAGGATGGTGTAATTACCGACGCTAATCTCCCTGCGGGTAGTGTGTTGCAGGTTGTGAGTGCGACGAAGACAGACACATTCGCTTCGTCAGCTACAAACGGAAGTTACGACGTCACAGGGCTGTCAGTTTCAATAACTCCAAGCAGTACCTCTAGCAAAGTTCTTGTTTTGTCGCAGATCAACTATGACGTTAACAGCACCAGTAGAGCCGGATTTCTTTTAACTAGAGATAGCACAAATGTGTTTATTGCCGACTCTTCTGGGAACAGGGACAGACAGACCGTTTCCGTCAATGGTAATGGT